TGCGCTCGGTATGCGGGGATCGAGTTTGCTGCGTATAAAACTGCGTGTCGTAAGTGCGAACGTTCGTTGATTAACGCAAGCTGTTGAATGGTCGAGTTGTTTCGGACTGCAACTCTACATTCGTTTAGGATATCAACCGTACGGCCGCTGTTTCGTCGGATTGTAGTGTCGTTACTATTTAAAGAAACTATTACAAGTTGTGTGATGTAAGAGTCGAGGTCAGCTAACGTCGAACGCTTGAAGACAATCCCGGAGGACTCCACTAAGTCGCGGATTCTTGCGTCACGACAGGCGACATCGAAACTGACGTTCGGTTCGTATGGTTCCGAAGTTAGTTCTAAGCGACTTCCGTCAGATTGGTCGAAAGCGACACCATTAGGAAAGCCGGAAATTATCCAAGGTGCAGCAAACTCGTTAGCCGACAACCTGAAGCCTTTGTACTGTCTGAGACATCCAATCACCTGCTGAATGCAGCCAGTGCAAGCAGTAACTCGGGCAATAATACATTGCGAGAGACTTGGTATCTGCCGCAATATAAAAGCACTGTCAACTTCAATGTCAAACATGACACAAGCGTTCGGGTAGCTCGAAGATAGTGGTGGTTTCGTACGTATGTCCCCTGCGTGTTCGTCGAACACATGTTTGCTCCACGAGAAGCGGTGAGCGTAACCGCTGTTCTCGACCTCCTGGGGTACGTAATCAAACTCTCGCTGAAGTAACATCGGAAACGATTTCCTAAGGTCCAGTCCGACCACACTGCTCGCCCCGAGGTACAACAAAGCGCAGACAGCTGCCCCTCGACCGACTCCGACTACCACTACCGACCGGTTTCTGAAAAGAGGGCACAAACGCTTGAGATGTAAAAACCAAACTGTGTACACGCTAGCAAAGCGACCGTGTACTCGGTACGCGTAATTGAGTATTCGGGTTGTGTTGCTGGGTCTGTTGTTCTCGCACTGACCCGGACAATTCGAAGCAGAAGAGAAGTGGTTCGCTTGCTGTGTAACGGTAGTCGTACCTAGGAGAGACGGAAGTCGCTCGACTACCCCACACGAAGGAAGAGGTTGAATTTGCGGCGGAAGTGAAAACCCGCGAAGGAGTCGTGTGAGTTGAGCGGAATCGATTGCTGCTTGACTAAACCTCGGCCACCCAATGTCGCGCGAGAAACTGTGAATTTTGACTCGGGGGAAGAGTCTCGGTAACTCCGTTACATACTCGGCCGTTATCATCGCATAGGCAGCAGGGCGTCCTCCGGAGATCATGCCCTGTATTTCGGCGTTTTTAAGCCGGTTAATGTGTTTGCGAAGCTTGGTCGAACCGGTCATATTTGAGAGTATTACGTATGTGGTACACGCTGTCATGAATCGAACAGTTGTAATGTACTCTGACGTGTCATCACAGCAGATATACATGTAAGGCTGAGCAAGGAGGTGTCCTGATTCGAGTAAGTCCAGTGCCTGCGCGACTAAGAAACCGGTGAGTCTCATGACAGAGGAGACTGGTAACACCATTCCGGGGTGGAAAGCAAGGCCGAGTTCGTGTTTAATTCGTGAAATCGGGGTGAGTGGATGCGCAATCAGTCTCACTAGTCCAGGTGCTGCAGCACTACATATACGGTAGAGCGCGTCTCGAACACTCGCACGAGACACTTCGTCGGGTCCGACAGCTACGTGGTAACATGCACAGCAAGCCGCCGCTGCAGAGCACGCCTTAAGCGTGTCCGTGAGAGACGTCAAGAGGAATTCTTTCAAATCTAGCGGCTCGATCGCATGGAGAACTGTGGACGCGAGTCTAGTTATAGATTCTGTCCGGTACCGCGATGCGTCAATAAATGTTGTGAAAAGGATAGAAGATTGGGGTATAGGGAGTTTCGCAATCGGCACGATCGCTGATGTCGGCTTCGAGGGGACATGCGAGAATTGTAACGTGTCGGCAAACGCGAGTTTGTTTGTTGTCTCCACCACAGGCCACTTGATAGGAGGAGAACCCTCCGGAATCTCTACGTTCCTGTCTGGAATCGGGTCAAGAGGTTGGTCTCCAATGCATATTGTGAAAGCTAAAAGAGAATCGCTCACGTGCGAAAACTGCTGCGCGAACTGAGTCAATATGAGGTAGTACTCCTGGAAGACTACTGGGTAGTCGTAAGTACCACCTGCAAGTAAACCGGACTTGTCGGATGAGAAATTGAGGTGGGTTGGGACGGTGTTCGACCCAAGAGTCGAGAATACGCGTCTTTGTATGCGCGCATGTCGATGTGCTGCTGTTCCGCCGTACGCTGTTGGGAAGATAGTCTCCAGTGATTGCAGGTCCCATTTAGAACGTGACTCGGCAATCGATGAAATAAGTTGGCGAAGTCGCGCGCCAGCATTTAACTCGGACGCAACTAGGACTAACGACTTAAGATCTTTCACTGTGTCTTGACTCATGACTATCTTATAACCGTGTGTTGAGACCTTTTGTCGAGTTTGCGTTCCGAAATTTGGCGGGTAGTCCCCAATCGTCGAGGTGAGTGTTGGCGCGTGTGTCCGTGTCGCGCATTTAATGCCGACATGACCCGTGACGCCGTGTTTTAAAGGTTGATCCAACGGGCAGTACGTTCCAATCATTGCGTTTGAAACAGACGGTCCCCATTTTTGTCTGAGACGGTGGCAAATGTCGTAAGC